TCTTATCCCTGAGTACTTATCCTCATCATCCAAGAAATCCATGTCCATATTGTATATGGTAGACGAAGCTGCGTCACGCAAATTACTTTGAAGAGTGCCACTCCCTGCCCTAGCATTCTGTATAGCACTTAACGCTAAATCTCGTGCCGTTTTAGCATCCATGCCCGGAAAATAGTTCTTAGCCAAGGTCTCCACATCCGACATCATACCAACAGGAGCATATCCAAACCTGTGAGTATAGATAGCTCCATCCGCTCTATAGAAGCCTGCCTGCTTATTATTAGGGTCTAAGTAGACACCCCCACTCTCCTCAATGCCTGTATTAATTCTCTTGTTACCCATGAATAGCCCACTCTGACCATCCTTGTCCTTCTCAAAACGGAAGGTATCGGGGAGTATACCCTTCGATAGAGCTTCTATATTTTTTATCTGTTGAAAAGACAAGCCCTGTCTGTTGCCTGAGTAAGATACGTCCCCCGGACCTCGGACAACCATGAGGTTTCCTATGCTAGCGGCAAACCCCAAGTCCCCTGCGGGGTTAGCCTCCGCTTCTGCGGCTATTCTTGTTAGTATATCTTTTCTTGCGTCTCTGGTTATCTGACCCATTGCACTTAGAACAGGGTTTCCCGTGGGGTCAAACTGGGTATTTCCCATTTCGTCTTGATAGGTTTCTCCCCCAATAAGACTGCTCATAAAACCGCCTGTTAAACCTGCTCCTACTAAACTGGTCTGCCCCATTGAACTCGCAGCTGCAAAAACCCCCTTAACTGCAGGTTCTAAGTTATCAGTTATCTTCTCCCTAAGACTAGAATCGTCAGGAAGGTTAAAAAGGTTTACCCTGTCATTGCGAAAAGTCTTAGAGCCAAACGCCTCTGACTCAGATATTTTTGAATTAATATTCTTAGGGTCTAAGGCCATAACGTTTATGTCCATAGTACCGTCAGACTTAACAAAGGAAGACCCCGGAACAAACGGGGACATATCATCGTCGTCCCTAGGAGACACATTATAGCTTACGCCAGTTGTTGTCTCTTCTTGCTCATCAGAAGTATCGTCACCTCCATCGCCTCCACCACTGTACGTACCTTTTATTCCTAGTATTTGCTGATAGAAGTTGACAAAGCTATTATGATACTGGTCTGGAGTTAGTGTCTGAGTCTGCGTGTATGTTATTGCCATTGTCTATACTACTCATAAATAAATGTGCTGTTTTCTTTTCTATTCTCGTTGAGGACTACTGCCTCTTGGCTACTCTTCAGCTTGAGGAGGATTTCCAGTAAAGCCAGCTTCCCCTGCGCTCGGAGCAGTTCCGACTCCGATTGTGCCGTTACCACGCCCTGAATCGTCAGTTCCCTGAGGTCCTTCAGGTACTCCTCCATCATTTCCCATTCCTTGCCCTGCACCAGCGGGGCTAGCTTCTGCGCTTGCTGCTTGTTGAGCATTTGCCATCATTCCTTGTAACATTTTTGCATATAATTGTGCTTCATTAGTATCATTAACTAAACTATCAGGGTCTATGTCCTGAGAGATAGCTAACTCCCGCATAAGATTAGGTATCTTGATAAAGGGCGCAAGCATCGGGTTTGCGACAGTCTGGAGGAGGGCTGTAAGCCTCTGACTCCGAACTTCTTTCTGCATTACAGCAGCAACACCCCTCGGCTTTATTTCCAAGTCCCCCACAATATCGGGAGCATCGTCGTTGAATTGCATGTTCCATTGAAAATATGCCTCCCCTAGTGGTTTTAACAACATGTCGTCTATATTCTTAACCACAGTCTTCATAGAAAGCCCAGCAGACCCCATTAGCATGGATAGACCTGCCGCAGTACGTCCTGTGCCTGTAACGCCTGTCTGACCGTGCATAATCGACGGTATTCCTGTGTCCTCGTCAGCAAGTTGCCTTGCTATCTGATACATCTGCAGATTTTCACCTGCGGTGTTTGGAAACTTTAGTCCGTTGATAGCTGTTCCAGTAACCCCCGACTGTCTACGGAAAATCTTTCCGGGGAAGATGTCCATGTTCTGACCGGGGACAAGGCTAGCCTCATCAACGTCAAAGACTAGATTACCTGCCAAGGCTAGATTATCAATAGCCATTCGATAGTGACCATTCATCAGCTTCTGTGAGTATTCCATATTCTCTGCCACGCCAGTACCCCAGAGTTGATACGGATTTAATTCGTATGGAAATACCTGATATGGTATACGAGCAGGTGTGAATGGATTTAGGACACAGCGAAGTATCATACCCCCACAAACCCAGACGTTTACCTGTAGTTCGTCAAACTCAGACATGTCAGTAGCTTCGTCGAAGCCTGCTTCTCTAGCTAGTTTAGAATCTAGGACACCCCAATACTCTAGAACCTCATATCTATTCTCAGATACGTAAGGCTCAGTCTCATCCTCGCGGATAGTATCTTCATAATACTTGTCCTCATAGTTGGGGCCTTTTGCTAGGCACTCTTCTATGTTTTCTGCTATGAAGTAGGGACGCTTGATTAGAGAGCGAAGTTGTTGACGATTGTATCGATGTCTCTCTATTACGTATTCACAGTCATCGATGTTTGTAGCCGCAGGGTCTGGATGAAAGTCCCAAGCAGATACCATTTCTATACGTGGTACAGACTTTTCATATGGCTGGTATTCCCGTTCACCATTCTCGTCTCTGTCCCACTTGTGAACACGTTTGTTGAAGTTGAAAGGTCCTTTTACAATTCCTGTACCTAGAAGAGCCGACTCAAAGATTGCACTCCTGAAAACATTGACCGCATTCGTGTCGAGAAGTTGGTCGTGAATACACTTCTCCATCTTCAGGGCTGTCTTCTGTGCTGGGCTAATCTGTGGTTCGCCTATCTTGCTAGGTCCTTCAGCTAGTGGCAACTGCCCCATAGACTGTTTTAGACCACCAAGAAAATCCTTAGAGGGTTCAGCACCTAAGGCTCCGGGAGTAAGCTCCCTGCCATCCCCAGAGAACCCGTAGGGGTCTTCTGACATTTGGTCTAGAGGAGTTTCCATGTGAGCAAACTCTGCTATACCTTCTGGCATAGGAGTTGGTTCTACAACGAGTGGAAACTTTTTATTAGCAAACAGGATATCTATAATCTGACCATACGCGGCAAGAACCTTGGTCTTGGTTACTCTTACGAATACCTGTGACCTTTCGGAATCTCTATACTGCGTAGTCGAATCGTAGATGCCCCTAAAGTTTTTAAAAGCCTGTAACCAACGTTGCTCGTAGGAGAAACGTCCGTTCTCAGCCTCTTCAAACTTGCGTCGAACGTACCCTGCCAACCCCGGAAGCATTTCATCTGGGGATTGAACGGGTATAGTTGTGTCGTCTGCAGGCTGTAGGAAATTGTCTTCTGACATATCTTACTTTCTAATAGTCGCGTTCGTCTGCCATAGCGAATAACGATGCTTCAACTGTTGGCTTAGTCTGCTTCTTTGGCATGTCTTCAGTTATAGGGCCTTGTTGTACACGAGTATCAAATTCCAAGCCTTCGCGTGTTAGGGAGCTTGCACCCTCGTCTGTGTCAACAGATGTCTTGTCTGAGTTCATAATGTAAGCAGCACCGTAGTTATAGTTATTTCCGGGCATGTTTTTTCTCCTTATCTAGATAGGAAGCCACCTGTATTCATATCAACAGGAGTGGCTTCCTCGTTCCTGTTAATAAATCCTGAAGCTATAGTCGCCATAGGACTAGCTAAAAATTTTGAAGTTGCAAGAGGGGCTTCGGGGTCAGCAACTGCACCTGTAACCATTTCACCAGTTACCCCTGCTACTTCACCAAGCGCAGGAAGTACGCCCTCCTCTTGACCAGTAACGTCCTGTACTAGCTTTTTACCCTTAGCTCCTGCCTCTTCTAAACTCTTCTGGTCGAAGACTCCTGTAACCAGTGCCTCCACAGGTCCGGGAACCATAGCCGCTAAAGTAGAACCAGCCCCCGCAATAACTCCTGTAACTGCCTTGGTTGTATCCTTATTGACGAAGTTTAAGATTGCATCAGCCATCTTCTTTCCGTCAAATCCCTTAGCTCTCAAGCTTTCAGCCGCCTCAGGGTTAGGCGCAGGCATTAGGTCATCAGCTACTTGTGGTGAGGGAACAGCCTGTTTAGCAGGGCCTTTTTCTTCTACTTGTATATTTGTACCAACGTCAAACTTCTTTATCTTTATTGATGCGGGTGCTTCTGTTTCTATGTCAGTAAACTCTGGTGTTTTACCATCAAATAACATTGTATTGAGACTTAGAGACTTACCTTCTTGCCCTGCTTCGCTAGCACCCGAAAGTGTTTCTGCGTATTGTTGGTGAAAGAAGTTGGATACTCTATTTACATCTTCTGTTGCAGAGTCTCCGTAAACACCGGGAGCTGCCCCAATATATCTAGATTGTTCTGTATTTGCTTGTATAGGGCGACCTACTAATGCGCCTGCTCTGTTTACATCAACACCTAGTTGGTCAAAGGCCGTTGCATTTAAACGTCGAAGGTCGTACGAAGTTAGGTATGGTACATCTTTAGTGTCTACTGTTTTAAGGTCTTTTTTAATTCCAAAACTAGAATTTAATTTTTTAAGCACTCTATTTATATCAGTATCCGTAATAGACTCTACTTTATTTCCTATTCGTCTTACAAAAAATCCTTCGGAACCTCCGAACTCTGCTTCGTTGTACATTGTTTGGTCTTGTAGTATAGCTATAGAACGTCTTGATAGCGGTACATTTATATTATTATCTGTTTTAACACCCTTCATATCCTTCGGTATAAATATCCCCGGAGAACCTCCCGGACGTTCCGACGTTTTGAAGGATGCAGTAGGAAGACCACCTACGGCAGAGGGGCGTAGTCCTGTCTGAAGTTGAAACATAATAGCGTTAGCAATCGGTTTATCAGCAGGATTATCTTTTACATGTTTTACAAGAGCCTCTGTTAAAAATCCTATTCTGTACGGATTATAACCAAAACTCTTAGTATAGGCTTTAGACTTTGGAGGTATATATACAGTATCGGTTATCTGTATCAAATCAGAACCAGTTTTTAATCTGGTTGCTTCTCTTATAACATTTCTCTGCACATTACTTACTGCAGATATAACCGAACGATGTGTAGACTCCGCTTTGCCCTGTAAGGCGGCTTCTAGTGGATTTAAGTCACCATCCCAGCTACCCTCGAACATATCAATAGCTGGTCTATCTAGCATATCTTTTAATCCAGCAAGATTAAAAGTCTTTTCAAAATCTTCAATCTTACGACCTGCTGCACGAGCGTCCTTCGCGTATAAGTCAACAACCTCTCGCAAAGTTGTCACGCGAGGGTCAAACTTACTTTTAATTTCTATCGGCTTAGAACCGCCACCTGCCATATTTAATATCCAAATGTATTATCAAAGGGTTGGTATGCTTGGTCTTTTATACCTTGCAAAGTTTTGTGTATGGATGTATAACCACTTGTGCGTGTCATAACCATATAACGGAGTGCATCATATGCGTGGTCTTCAGCTTTTGTATCAACGTCTTCACTATTGGTTTTGGACAGCGGAATACCTGAGAGTTGTGCGACAGTGTGTTTACAAGTTGAGAAGACACGTAAACGTGGTTCTTTGGTATACGGGTCGTCCGCTAACCTTCTATGTAATTCCATTTTTCCTTGGAGTCTGTTTCTGTCTGATGGTGTCCATCTAACACCAGAGCGCATCATGGTTTCTGCTATCGAAGGTCCGAAGCCTGTTTTATTCCAACAGGATGCATCTAACACTGTATAGTGCGGGAGAGGGTCTAACTCTTCCATTTCTAGTATTCTATCGGCTAGCTGTTCTGCTGTCAAGTGTTTTATATACAGTTCACGATAAACCCAAATATTATTATCCCAATCAATAGCACCCCATAGAATACAGGACGGGGAAGCGTACCCATAGTCTGCCGCCCGAATGCGCGGCCAATTGGTAGGTACATCGAAAGGTTCGACAACGTGGTGAGTTCGTGAAAACTCTGGAAAAGCAGCCCCCTCTGCAACATCCCAATCTCCTTCTAATAATCGACGACGCTCAACGTCGGGTAGGGAACGGAGCATCGCCTCGTACTGTCCATCTGCCATTAGATAAGGGTTATCTGTGAGACGAGCAGGTACGAATTTACGGTAGAACAGGGCTTGCCCTTCTCTCTCATGCCCCTTAGGCCATACGAAGGGTTTGCCTGTTTCTAAATCTGCAGCGGGGAACGGTTTGTTGTGTTCCGCTATATCTATATACATCTTCTTGACCCACCAGCCACCAACACCTCCGGGGTTCGCTGTGCAACGCATACAGAGGTTTCTTTGTAGCTCTGGGTCTGTACTACGAAGACGTGACCTGAGATAGTCCCAGACGTAGCTGGTAGGGTATTGGGTTATCTCGTCTATGCCTATCCAGTTGAAAGCCTGTCCTTGGAAACGTGTTACGTCCTTATCTCTGTCGAGGTAGGTGAACCACATGGTTGCCCCAGATGGAAATACCCACGTTGACTTTGACTCCCGGAAGGTCGCTCCGGGGAACGCCTTGGTGTACAACTGCTTAGACTTATCTATCAGTTCTGTTAGTTCGTCTAGAGTACGACGAAGGAGAAGACCACGATGGTTGGAATTGTGGCAGTACCTGAGAGGGTCGGCTAGAAGTGCAAAACTCTTGCCGCCACCTGCCGCGCCACCATAGAGGACATCCTGTTCACTAGCAGATAGAAACTCTTCCTGAGGACCGTCATTAGGCTTGAAGATAACTGGTGTGTCATCTATTATCTCTCGAACGGTGGCGGGTAAGTTGGATACGTCATCCATATCTACGACACGAGTAGTCTTCTGGTTTAGGGCTGACTCTACTTTCTTTGCACTCTTCTTTAGGACTCGTGCGTACTCAGCCTTCTGCTTTGACTTCTTCTGTAGTTTCTTCTTAGAACTCTCTGCCTTACGAACACGAGCCTGTAGAGCGCGTCTAGCCCGTTCCTTCCTAGACAGGTTGTATACTGCCTTAGGAGCTTCGGGGTCTTTCTTGGGTCTGCCCCGTGGCTTCTTTTCTTCAGGCATTTCTCTGGGCCACTCAGTTATTTTTTTCTACCGAACTTGCCGCTTTTCTACCACGAGCCGTTCCTATACGTTCACTAATCAGCTTTGAAAACTCTGTTGAGTTCATGCCATCAGGAACACGAATACCATCTTTTCTTCTTATGGCTTCGTCTATCGCTTGTTTATCTTCAAATCTTTTTAGTTTACCATCAATCATTCGTATTGTAGGGGCTAAGTAAGCAACACCATCCTGTTCATACGATATAGTGCGAACAGTTTCATTGTCAGAGGTTGTTGGAGTAGAGGGTGTCATTGCCCTTATAAGCCACTCAGCCATTTTTCTCTACCGAACGTGATGCGGGTCTGCCTCTAGGACTGTCGGGTCCTCTAGACATAGCAGGTCTACTAGTAGGTATGGACTGCCCTATGTCAGGATTATATCGTATAGTTGTTGCTGTTCTTGATGGTTCATCACGAAGCATACCTATACCTAGTTCCTTATCGGCAACTCTATCAAAACTTGTAGGGTCAAATACTGTTATAGTGCCTAGTGTACTGCCTTTTTTAACTGCAGGAATTAAACCCTTATCTTTAGCTCTGTCATACCGTTTTTTATTTCTTGTAGTCAGGCTATCATAATCTTTTTTTGTCACCCTATTAAAGTTTTTGTTAAATTGTTTAGTATCACCCATCGATTACTACCTCTTTCTTTGGTGGCAACAGGACTACGCCATGGATTGCCTGAACGTTGTGGTTCATTGTCTCTTGTTTGCCAAGACCTACCCTATTGAGTATCGCCTCTGCCGCACGTAGCCGTAGGTCGTCTCCCCGTTCGATTACTGGGGTGTCTACCAGTTCTACCATCTTGTTTGCAGCCCGTAGGCTGTGTCCTGAGAGGAGAGACTTGGTTCGCTCAACTATTTCTTCGGCTAGTTTGTCGCGTAGCCACGATACAGAGCCTGTGGAGTAGCCTGCAACCTCTGCTGCCTTGTTAAAATTGCCGTTGTTTTCAAACAGAGCAGTCAGGAACGACTCCTGTTTGTCGGACAACTGCTTTTTGGGAGCTTGTTGTATCAAATTCATACTATTTTCCGTAATTTGGTGCTGGGAAGCGTACCGAAGACCTATAAAGTAAGGAAATTATCGCTATGTGTGGGGTCGTTCGCTGTTTTGCAAGCCCCAGCAGTCTACATTATGGGGTTAGAAGGGGGTTATGTCAACAGGTTATTCTGAAATAGTAAAAAAAAAATACAGGAGGGGTCATTTTTTAGTTGACAGGACGTGTTTTTGACCCTATCATGGCAGTACACCTGCCGGGGGAAACCCCATACCCCCCCGCAGCGGGTCTCGGAGCGTCTCCCCTTACATGTTCGTCGGGA